GCGACCGACTGCCGGTTCCGGCTCCGGCATCGACTGCGACACAGCTGCGCCTAGCTTTTCTGCCAGCACGTCCAAACCGACTTCATCGATCAGCCCGCCAGCCTCTTTCAGCGTCAGATTGTGATGATCCAGCAGGCCCGCCCATAGCAGCAACCGGATTGGCTTAATGCCCGGCGGGTTTTTCGGATCCTCAAGACTGGCCAAGAATTGCGGCGCAGGCATTCCTGCCGCCTCCTCAAGTTCGCACAGCGCGTTTGTCGTAAACGCCAGCGTGTAATCCACCGCGCCGATCGCCAGCGCCATTGTGCCGCGTGCTGCGTTTGCCATTAGACCACCGGCCCCGGCACGCTGATATAGCTGGACGACAGCTTGAACGTGACCGCAGCAGTCATGCGATCGTCAAGCGGCACGGCGGGTTCGTAAGATGTCAGGAAACCCTTAAAGGTCCACGTCGCGCCGTTGGGATATGTGATGCGATAGCTGCCGATCTTTTTCGCCGTGCGCACCGCTTGGATCGCAGCGTCGTCGCCGACACCCGGCAGAAAATGAATGCCGAACGAACATTCGCCCGGATCCGTCAGGCCCGGCATGAATTCTTTGGTTTGGTTCGGCGATGCCATGTGCGTCTTTTCGATCACGTCGACGGCATCCGACGGCGGCGCAATGTCGATCAGCTCTGCGATCGGGTCGAATGCCTCCGTTGCGGCTCCGTCACCAATTCCGAAAATTGTGCCGAAACCAATTTCTGCATCTGATTCCACGTTAGTCACTCCAAGTTTGAAAAGTTGATTTTGTAGTCCTGCGCGATGCCGTGCAGACGGTCAGGGTCATTCGACCCCGCGCTGCGCAGATCCCGCACGCCCTCCCGGAAAATACCCTGAAAGGCCCCGGCCCGATATCCAGACAGCAAGGCATTCACAGCCTGCGCCGTCTGGTCTGCGGCGTCATAGTCGACGGCGAAAACATCGATCTGGACCACGGCCCCGACATATCGCGACCGCCCGCCCATATGATAAACATCGCCGCCACTGATCAGCGACAGGCTGATCGCGGGCACCGCATCGCCTTGCGGACGCCCGCCCCAATCCACGCGGCCCGCGACCAGCGCTGCGACCGCAGGATCCGACAGCAGCAGCTGCCGCATTGCACGTTTCATCGCTTATCCTTTCGCCAGCTTTGCCGCCTTGCGTGCCGCTGTTTTCGCCGACTTTGCGATCGCCTCTGCAAGCCCGCTTTTGACGTCCGCCAGCACCTTGTCCTTGCCAGCTGACCATGCCGGGCGCAGATGCGGCTGCGGCGACTGATCGTCGTTTCCGAATTCGGTCTGGATTGCCTGCGACAGCGCCCCCGGCCCGGCGAAAACTTCGATCGCGGCTTTGCTGTCTTTCACCAGCTTGCGGTGCAGCTTGGCCTGCCGTTTCGACAGTTTTGTGCCGACGGCGTAACTGTCCTTTAGATCGCCTTGGCCCTTTGGCGCATTCGCCCGGCCCGCATCTGCGATCGGCGTCAGCGCCTTGATCCCGACCCGGCGCAGCAGCCCGCGCCCGGTCGACTTTTTCATGCCCTCCATTGCCTTTTCCAGATCACGCAGGCCCGTGACCGTGACGCCCCGCGCCATCAGGTTTTGACCGCGTTTGCGGTCATCTCGAAACCGTCGAACGGATCCAGCTGTTTAATGCCGGATATGTCATAGGTCACACCGTCAGACAGGATCTGATCAGCCGCCGTGATCCCTGCCGTGAAATCAGACAGTCGCACAGTAAACCGGGTTGTGACTTGGGCGCTGACCTGCGCCGCCGCGTATTTTTCGCCGTCCGAAATGTCGCGCCGCTTGGCCCAGACTGGCGACCCGATCGGCGCGAATGATTTCGGCGCGGACGTCAGCCCGTCGTCATTCGGCACGCCGCGCAGGAATTGCGCCCGGCGGTTTAACTCCCCCGCCCGGATCATGGCTGACGCCAGATCAGCGGATCGATCAGACAGTCGACCGCAAACGGCAGCACCGACACCGACCCGGCGATCGTCGCTTCGCGATTTGTAAACCAATTCGCGACCAGCATCATCACAGCGACCCGCACCGACGGCAGCGACGCCGCTGGCAGACCGCAGTCAAATTCGACCACGACCCGCGACACCGCACGACCGGACGCCGCGACATAGGATCCGCGCTGATCGGCGATCAGATCCGCAGACGTCGCAGCGACGTCGCCGCCGTCTGCGTCAAAGCCCGCGACCCGCACTGCAGACACGTCAGGCATCGCCAGCCGCAGATCGCCCCAGCTGTCGAATTCCTGCGACCACGTCTGCGGCATGATTGCCCGGCCCATGATCCCGCGCCAGCCGTCCAGCATCGCCAGCGCCGCCGCCCGGTAAACGTCGATCATCGCGTCCTGATCGGATCCGTCGACGTGCAGATGCGCCCGCAGATCGTCCGCCGTCACAAGCGGGTCAGACGGCGGCGTGACCAGTTTCAGCATCATTTCGTTTCCGGCACCTTCGCGCTGGCCTTATTGGTCGGCGCAGCCTTCACCTTGGCAGCAGCTGCAGCGTCAGCTGCGTCTGCGTCAGCCTGCGCCTTGGCGGCAGCTGCAGCGGTTTCAGGATCCGGCAGCGCCCCCAGCTCGACCGCAGCTGCGACCAGCTCCGGCGGGCAGATATCGCCCGGCGCAAAATGCTTTGGATAGACGGACCCGGCGGGCACGCCCTCAAAAGGTGCGGTGAAAGTATGCATATCGGATCCCCTTGGGTTTGATTGAAAAGCCGTTCACTCACAAAAACGGGCGCACCACCGGCACGCCCGCTTGATCAGTCAACCGCAGATGCGGATTAGGCGGCGATTTTCAGCAGCTTGATCGCGTTGCTGTCTTTGACCTTGCCCCCAAGGCGTTTGAACATCTGATAACGAATGTAACCGGCCTTGGTCACTTCATCTTTGACGACAGCCAGACCGGCGCGGTCGGCGATCAGATAACCCTTATTGAAATCACCGAACGCGATCGGCAGCGCATTGGCGGCGACGTCGGGCATATCTTCGGCGATCATCGCGTTATAGCCTTCGATCGTCGACGGCACGCCAGCTGCGACGGCACGCTGCAGCAGGTAAACGCCGTTGGTGTCTTTCACCTTGGCCAGCTGCGCCAGCGTCAGGCTGTTCATCAGCCAATTTGCATTGGCGCGATAGCCAGATTTCAGGCCATAAACGACGCTTTTCGTCAGGTCGAACGGATTGGACCCCAGCGTCGCGGCGTTGCCGCTGGCGACAAACTGCAGCACGCCAAAGGCGCGGGCTGCGTCGGCAGTCACGACTGGCGTGCCCGCCAGAATGCCGGTCGGCTTGTTCACGCCATTGCCCGAAATAAACGCGACACCTTCGGCGACAGCCATCTGCTCGACTGCCGACATTGTCAGCCATGCCTCGACGTCGAAAAATAGATCCTCAAGGCTTTCGCGCGTCGTTTCAGGCTTGGCGACCAGCGACCCAAAGGTCGGCGCACACTCGCCCAGACCCGGCGTGTCCGTCTGGCTGCGCGTCACAGTTTCGCCGACCCATTCCGTGCCAAAGCCATTCAGGTCGACAAGCTCTTTATAGTCAGACGTGCCGACTTGCACGACGCGGGCGATCTGGCGGATTGGGCTGACGTCCTGCACCTGTTTGGCGATATCTGCAGCGATTTCCTGCGGCAGCGCAAAACCGCCAGACGCGCCGACATTCGTGCGCACGTCAGTCGCTTTTTTAGCCAGATCAAACAAGGCGTTTGCCCGGTTGTGATCGTTCGGGTTGCGGACGTAGTCGACAAACGCCGATTTGTATTCGTCAGCCTCTGCCGTCGACGCGCCGCCCTGACCGGGTCGCGCCGCCTTGGTTTCAATATCCGACAGCCGCTTTTCCAGCGCCGTTGCCTGCAGCTCTGCCGCCTGCTTTGCTGCCAGCGTGTCCGCCAAGCTGGACTCCATGCGGGCAATCTTTTGCGTCGTCACGACGTCGGCAGACTTCATGCCGTCGACTTCGCCGCGCAGCGCATCGATCGTTTTGTTACCGGCAACTACCAGCGCTTTAAGTTCTTCAGGGTCCATGACCACTAATCCTTATTGATTTTCAGATTTGCAGCGGGCTTTCAGAAGCTCCACCAGCTCTAGATCGATGCCGCCGCCAGCGTCATGCATGGCCTTAACTGCACCCAAACCCCCGCCCATCAGGGCGCGGGCGACCGAACGGGTAAACCCAGCGTCATGCGTGAGTTTCCGTTCAAATTCGACGCGGGTCAGTTCCGCCGCCTTGATCCCGTCAATCCGTGCCGTCACCAGCATCGGAAACGTGACAAGCGAAACCTCCCAGATTTCTAATTCCGTCAGCGACCGGACACCCGCAGCGTCACGGGTCGCCTTGATTGTGCGATATCCGATCGACAGCCCGTCGATCGCGCCCGCCTCGACCAGCGCGATCGCCTCGCGCCCCTTTTCAACGTCAGACAGGATCCGGCCCTTTACCAGCAGGCCCCGGTCATCCTCGACCACTTCATCCCAGACGCCGATCGGCTTCGACGGGTCATGCTGCCACAGCATTTTGACCCGCGATTTACCGGCCTTTTTGGCCCGCAGAGACTTGGCAAAAGCCCCTTTGACGATCTGGTCGCCGCCCTGATCGGTCTGGCCAAACAGCGACGCATAGCCTTCGATCGCGCCGCCGCTGATCGACTTGATTTCGATCGGCACCGTTTTGCGTTCCAGCTGATCGACCATGTCGTCGCCTTTGCATTCCAGCGCCAGCGCAGCCAGCGCCGCCTGCATCATTCGATTATTCATCTTTCACCGGCTCCGCTGTTGGGTTCATTGCGCCGCGCGGCAGGACATTCGCCCACGCGGCAGGATCCGGCGGCAGCCCCGCATCGATCCGCACTTCGTTCGGCGTCATCCAGCCCGGCTGACCGCCAGCGCCGAGCGCCTTTGTGTAATAATCCGCCTGATCCTTGAAATCGCCCCGCGCTAATCCGCGTTCCTCAAGGTCGACCCGATACCCGGCGACGCCTGATAAAATGTCGCGTGCCGCCGCTTCTTCAAAGCGCACAAACCACGGCATCAGAGTATGCGTCAGATGCACCCGAAACATTTGTTCCGCGCTGCCAAAAGTCGCGGCCTTATCTTGCTGCATCAGCATGATCGGCTGCACCCGGAAGGCGCGGGCGATTTCCTCAATCTGAAACCGCCGGGTTTCCATGTGCTGCGCGTCGACGCTGGTCATGGTCATCGACTGAAAAGATGCGTCGCCGTCCAGAATTGCGATACCGCCTTCGCCGTTGATCCCGAACTTTTGCTGCCAAGTTTCTTGCAGCGCCTTTTTGGTTTCCGCGCCTAGCTTGTTTTTGAATGACAGCACCCCGGACGGCTTGCCGCCATTGCCTGCCAGCTTGGCCTGTTGCCGTTCCAGTGCCCGGCTTAATCCGATCGCCTCGCGGGCTTGGCGGATCGCGGGCAGACCGTCGAAACCGTCCAGCGACGGCCCGCGCAGGTAAAACACCTGATCGCGGGTAAAATATCCGTGCGTCTTATCGACATAATCGACGCGAAACCGCAGCGACCAGTCGGGCATCTGCTCCACCGTCCAGGATCCTGCAGGCACCGGCAGCAATTCGCGCACTTCGCCGTTTACGACGTTCTTAATCGCGATCGCCCCGCGCCCGATCACGGCGTTAAAAACCATGCCTTCGCGGAATTCAAAGCTGGTTTGCCAGCCGTTCGGCTTCACCGACAGCAGCTTGTGCGCCCAATGCTCCCGCGCGACAGCGCTTGTGCGTTCGTCGCCGTTGTAGGTGTCCTGCAGGATCCGCACCGGTACCTGCGCGACGCCTTCGGCGATCACCCGCGCGGCGCAGAACACGGCAGGCACGTCGACGGCATTGTGCGACGTAACAGACAGACCCGACGCCGATGCCCAGCCGATCCAGCCTGCAAAGCCCGCCAGCTGGTCGACCGTATAGGTCGCGCTCTTGCGCAGAAAACCAAACATCACAGCACCAGCAATTCTGCATCGTCCAGATAGCTGCCGCCGGTCGCCGACGGGTTGCGTGACATCAGCATAAAACCATTTAGCCCCGCGATCAGCGGATCGATCTTAGCCTTGCCCGCCGTTTCTTTCGTAATGATCACAGCACTGCCCCTTTGTTCGGTCCGGGCATTGCCCAAAACCCAATCCATCATTGGCTGCCCCGCATGGCGCAGCGTTCCGTTTTTCAGCTTGCGCTCCATGCCCCAGATCGCAGGCGACAGGCGCGACCCCTGCCCGATCGCGGCCATCTGTTCGTCCGAAATGCCCCGGAATGATAATTCGTCGACCAGCGCCGCGACACCGTAAGGATCCAGCCCGATCGCGCCTTCCTCTGGCAGCAGCCCGGCGATCAGCAAGCGCTCGACATAGTCCGCCACGCCGATGATATCTTGCGTCAGCTCGTCGTCTTTCAGGATCGTCAGGCACCCTGATCGCTCAAAATCCAGCAGGCGAGGCGCGATTTCCTTGCGCAGCTTCAACACCTCTGGATGCGCCCATGCATGAAACCATGCCAGCCAGTCGCGGGTTTCCTTGTCGCGCCCGATGATCGACAGGCCCAGAAGGTCATCCAGACCGCCGCCATCGATGCCGACGACAGCCACGTCGCAGCGATCGATCAGGCTTTCCAGATCCAGCCCCGGCAGCGCGGCCTTGCCCCAGAATTGCGCTCCCATCCATGACGTCGCTTTCAGCCCGACGCCGATTTCGACGTTAAAATGCTGCGACGCCAGCAGTGCCAACGCGGCAGACCCGTCGCGTTCTGCCGCCGTCAGCTGGTCCAGCAGAAACTGCGGATCGACAGACAGTCCAAAGTTCGGATTGACCAGCCCCCACGTTTTGGGATTTTTCCAGCCTTCTTTTTTCAGCAGATCCGGCGGCAGCTCATACAAAACCGCCAGCATCGGCAGATTGATTTCGCCGTCGCGCACGGCCCGCGCCTTGTCCAGCTCTTGACCGAACACACCCGACGGCGGCGTTTTAGACTGCGTCGTGATCTGCAGCAAAAACCCGTCGGTGCGCGATGCCAATGCGCCGCGCAGCTCGACAAAAACTTCGGACGCGCCCGACTTTTTTGCGAATTCGTGCGTTTCATCAATCAGCGTATAGGTCGCCTTGCCGCCCGTGATCGTGTCCGTGTCCGATGCCTTGATCGCGATTTCCGCAAGGCTGATCCGGTGCGTGATCGTTTTGGCGTGATCCTTCAAATGGAATAGATCGGTCAGCACTGGATCCAGCCGGATCATGCCCTTGATCGTTTTAAACGCGATGCCCGCGATTTTCATCGTCGGCGCGATCAGCAGTAATTCCGCCTCCGGCCTTTCATTCATAATCGCAGCGGTCAGGATGATGCCCGCCGCCATGCTCGACTTGCCGTTTTTCTTTGGCACCAGCAGGAAAAACTCGCGCAACATGCGCCGCCGGGTTTCCGGGTCATAGCTGCCGAACACGACGCGGACGAAATCAAACACCCAATCGGCGCAGACTTCGGCGTGCGTCGGCGTGCCGATCAGATCCGGCACCCGCAAGCGCTTGAAAATCCGCAGCGCCTTTTCCGCGACAGCATCAAACAGCGGCAGATCTGGCAGCAGTGACGCCCGCGCCTTGATCCGATCGGCCCAATCCGGCACCGCCGTGCCCCAATTTGAAAGGTCCGACGGATCCAGCAGCTGCATTGTGTCGCCCCCTAATTGGTCGGCCCGTCAAATTTCAGATCATCGCCCCAATCCGGGCTAACCTCTGCGGCCTTTGCCGCCCGCGTCGCGGCCTCTTTCTTGCCGATCGCCTCCGGCTTGGCCTGATCTGACTTTTCGCGCTGCCCGGCCCGCGCCATCAGATCATTTCGATCGACCAACCGGCCCAGCTCTTTCAGCGCCGACACGTTGCCTTTGAATGCCAGATCCGCCGTGACCTCGACCCGCCGGGCTTCCAGCCTGTCGCGCATCTGGTCGCGGACTTTCAGATCGGCTCTAAAATGCCGCTTCAACGTCGCTGGCGACACGTCGCAGGCGTTTGCGATGCGCGGATTAGACCAGCCAAGCGACAATAACAGCCTGACTTTATTGGATAATTCCGGCGTGACCTGAAACGCAGGTCTGCCGCGCTGGCCTTTTCCGGGCTGCGCCGGGTTGCCAAACAGGTCAAAATCTTCGGCCATCGGAAAAAATTCTCTGCGTGAGGGAACGCGGGTCTAGAGAAAATCGCCCGCCAAGGATGGACCCACCCCCCCTTATTGGTCAGCGCCAAGCGTTGCTTTCTTCGCGTTGTTTGATTGCGTTGTGACAATGCTCGCACAGCGTCTGCACATTGCCCGGATCAAAGAACAGATCACGATCGCCCCGGTGCGCGATGATATGATCGCCGTGCAGCTTGGACGTGTCCGCTTCGACCTTGCCGCAGTTTTGGCAAGTGAACAGGTCGCGCACCAGACAAGACCAACGCAGCGCCTGCCACGTCGCCGTCCCGTACCAGCGCCGCCACCAGTTCCGCTGTCGCCGTTCGCCGTCACGGTTCGCCGCGACGATCCCCAGACGCGGGCGCAGGCTGGCCAGACGCGGCGCGACTTGCTTCAACCGGCCCATCAGTCGCGGCCCAGAACCACCGGCCCAACCGTAGGCCCGTCAGGCCAACGCACAAACTGGACCTGCCCGACGACCAGTTGCAGCTGCAGACTTTCACCATCATGCACCAGCTGACCGTCGGCGTCGCGGACATAGACCACAGCAAAGCCCAGATCATCATCGCAGACGACCACGTCCTGCAGCTCGACACCGTCGCACAGCACATCGCCGAAATCAGCGCCCGCATTAAACCGTGTCATCGGATCCCCCAAACGCAAAGCGCCCGCGCGGCTTTCATACCGGCGGGCGCAAATCTGTCTTGTGTCTTATGGCAAGGGGTCTAGGTTTCGTCAAACTCTTTTTTACCGTCTGCGCGTCCGCTGCCGCCCTACTTTGCGCTGCAGCACGCCTGCCAGCGCCCGGCAGGCGCAACCGCGTCACAGCATTGCCAAAACCACCAAAGCCGACAGACGGCCCGCCACATAGCAGCACGCCAGCAAACCGATCCACCGCATCACAACGCAGCGCCGATCGGCGCAGATGCCCAAGGCTTCATTGGCGGCATGGCGTCCGTGACCTTCCACGCCGACAGATCGCGGCCCAGCTGAAACGTCGTGCGCAATTCCAGCAGCGCCGACCAAAACTGCAGATAGCTGCGCCGCTTGGCTGCGACCGTCGCCGCCGTGCCGACGATCGTGACCGGGCAGTAAAGCACCGGATCCAGCGACACACCGCCGCGCCGCGTCCGACGCTCTGTCGCCGGCCATCCCGCCTTGCCCAGATCCTTTGCGTCTGCCGTATTGGAAAACAGGCCGTGACGGTTTTGCATGTAGCTGACCGGCACGATCGACACGTCGACGCGCCAGTCTGGCAGGATGCCAGCCCGCGCCAGCTCGACAATCTGCAGTGCCATGCGGATCCCGCCGCAGCCCTCCGGCAGTACCGACAGCGCAGACGCGACCAGATCCGCGTCGGGATGCGGCGACGACCGACCACCGCCGTCGATCTTGCAGCCGATGCGGCAGCGCTCCATCAGCATCGCCTCCATACTTAGACCGCCAGCTGGCGCGAATTCGTCCAGATCCAGCTGCGCAAATTCAGCCCGGAAGGCCCAGACGATCAGCTGCCAGATCCCGATTTCACGCGCCGCGCCGGTCGACGCCCGTGGCAACGCCGCCAGATCCCGCGCCATCATCACGCCGCAGCTCCGTCGCGTTTGCTTTGGCCTGCCGCCACGATCGCAGCGACAGCCTGCCGGTCGCGCTTGTAGGCTTCCAACCACTGCAGATCGACAGGATCAGCTGCGCCGCGCTCAATCCGCCCCCCGATCAGCAGGATCTGCCGCGCCGCATCCTCTGCCGCCTCCCTGATCAGGCGCAGATCATAGGCCAACGGCGGGCGACCATGCTTTGCAAGGTGCCGATATAGCTCGACCTCGAAACCGCCCGCGATCGCTGCAGGTCCTTCGATCGACGCAAGCCAGCTGGTCACGATCGGCAGCTGAAACACCGGCGGCGACTGCAGCGCGTGCGCGTGAGACAGGATCGACGTTTCAGGCCAGATCGTCGCCTTCGGCTTGGCAGCGCCCGCGCCGATCGCATTGGTCACGATCATATCAGCCAGCACGGCCAAAGCCTCCGGCCCCATATACGCCAGCCGATCGCTGACCCGCTTGCGCATCGCGGCGTGCGCGTCGACGGTTTCGCCCTTGGCCCGCGTCATGCCAGCTTCATCGATACGATCCCACAGCAGCGCCTGCACCCGCGCCCGGCCCTCTGCCCGATCTGCCGCACTGGCCTGCATTGCTCTGCCCTTGTCGCCTTGCCGTTCTGTCGCTGCCGTTTGCATGTCGTGCCCCTCTTATTTTCTAAGCCTGCCCGCTGTCGTTTTGCGGTGCCGGTGCGTTTGGTGCGTTGCGCCTATTATCTTTTCATTTCTTTTCTTTTTCTTTCTTTTCAGCGGTCACAAAACTGCGCGAAAAAAAAAGAAAACCGTGCAAATTCCGTGAAATTCCGTGGCAGTTCTGTAAATTTCCGTAACTTTACTGTCGCATTCTGTAACTGTCACAGAACCGAACAGAACATTACCGGCCCGTCGCTACCGCGTCGACGCCCTCACGGATTACCGCTTCCGTGCGATTTCCGGTGCAGTTCTGCGTGAGCCAATGATCAACACGTTCGACAAAAGTGCGATCAGATGCCTGCCGGGTCATGCCCATCGCAACCATCCTTTCGCCGAGATCCCTCAAAGCCTTGGCTGCGGATCTGCGCTGTCTCTCGACCTCGCGATCGCGGCGCGACCCGATCGCCTTTTCGGCCATTTCAGTCACGACGGGATGCATCAGGCGGACCTGATCGCCCGCCATGCACGGCACCCAGCCCCGTAGCGGCGACACGTCGCGGGCGCAGAACAGGTGCAGCTGGTCGACGGACATGCCCAGCATGGTCGCGATAAGCTTGGGATTTTGCGGCAGCGTGCCGACCGGCGTCTGGTCCTGCGAAATCATAATCAAATCGACCATGACTCCGCGCACGTCCCAATCAGCCAGTAGCCGCGCCTCTGAATTTAGCCAGCGACGGAAATGGAATTCGACAAAAAAATGAGACTGCAAACGCTCTGCGGCGTCGATCGGATAGATCGGCAGCTGGTCATTTGTGACGACCTGGAAAACCGGCAGCGCCATCAGCTCGCACCCGGCGCAGCTGACTTGCGCGACCACGTCGCACAGTCTGCCGCGTCCGCTTCGCCGCGCACGTCGCAGCCCAGCTTGTCGCATGGCCCAACTGCGCGGATATTGTCGCCCCCGAAATGCGTGCAGACGCCGCAGATCCGGCGCAAGCCGATCGGGCAGTTTCCCATTTTAGGATGCTTGTCGCTTGGGCGCATCTGCACTGTCGATCGAAACGCCTGCGCCGGGTCATAGATGAAACGCCCCGTCGTGTTTATCCGCGTGCCACTCATGCCGCGCCCCCCTCTTTTGTTGTGGTGAATTCGTTAGAAGCTGCGCCGCGCGCCCATGCCGGGCACGGCACCAGACCGTCAGCCCGGCCTGCCAGCATCGCGCCCCAGCGGTGCCCGTTCAAAGCCCGTGCCTCTGACCGCCAATCAGGCGACCGCGCATCAGCGTGCAGCACCAGCAGACCCAGCCTGCCGCAGATCGTCATGCAAAGATCGCGGCCCTGCACCTGCAGGATCTGCAGACTACCGGCGGCGACTTGCAGGATCCCATAAGCTTGGCTGGCGGCAGATACGCCCGGTAGCGCCAGCGCGACCGCCCACGCCTCGCGGCTGGCGGCAGCGGACGGCACGACGTAAATGACTGTTTGGCCCTCGCGTGCCAGCACGATCGCCCGCGCCAGACAGGGCAAAATCACGCCGATCATGCGCCGCCACCGGCAGCAGCCCGACGCCGATCGCGATCAGCGGCCCATGCGGTTTGCACTTGCGTGATGTAGCGCCGCGCGGCGCGGCATAGATCAGCCTCTGGCGTGCCGGGCTTGGCCCGCTTGTATTGACGCCACGCCAGCAGCGCAGGCGCAATCTTGTGCCCGACGGCCCGC